CATCCAATGGTGATGAAATAATTGGTATTGCTACGGCTGATGCTTCAGTGTGATATTGCCAATTTTCCGTATTAGTAAATGCAAAAACATTTTTACTATCATATGCCCCAGCAGATGGATTAGAACCTGCAGAAAATATTCCAACCTCAGATATCTCGTATCTTTCTTCTGTTGGAAGTTCTGCAGTTAATACAATTTTATTAATTCCGTTTTCATTTACAAAACCTCTAGAAGATATTGGAACCCTAAACATTTCAAAATCTAAGGATTCTTTGGTAGAAAAATCTTCAGCGGTATCGGCTATATCTAATGGTGTTGGGCCACAACCTACAGCAATGTATGATGCATAGGCTGGTGCCTGACCAAGCATATATTTTCCTATTAGAGCTTTGCCAGTATTAGTTATCATGATTCAATATCTCCAAATTCCGCTTCATATATTGTAGCACTTACTGTAACTTCTACCTCAATTTGCTCGTCACTTTCCATATTAACTGTTTCTATAACTAGGTTTCCTGTTAAATTTTCTAGATATACGTTAGATCCGCTAGGCCCATTGCCGTTGTTTGGAATTTTATTTTCAAGCTTTATAGAAAAATTAGAAAAATACTTGTCAGAGGTATTTTGAATTCCTAAAATATTATTTTGGTTGTATTGTTGCTGTATTGATGAAAGATTTTTAATAGGCTGATAAGAAACCTGCTGTCCATTTATTATATCATTTCTTGCAATATTTATTAGTTCCTGACCACCAATATCTTCAAGAATTAGATTAAACATTTTGTCAACTGAGACTGAGTTGTCATCAAACAAAATAGTGTCTATGGGGGCAGTTTTAATAGCGGGCTTGCTTAAAGTGACAACTGGTAGTGATGCAGTGTTTGGTGTTGCAGCTACTACAGTTTCTTGTTTTGCTACCACCAATGCTTTAGCTGTTGTTGTTGTTTTTAAACCAGTATCGCCCTTGTCTACTGCAGAACTACCGCTAATGCCAAAAATTCTTTTTTCTGTTTCAGTTAAATCAGTATTCTGAACTGGTGCAGTGTTAGTATTTTGTTTAACAACTGCTGGGGGTTTTTCATAACCTTTGGCAGCATTTGGCCTAGCGAATGCATCAAGATATTCAAAATCCATATTACACCTCGCTCAAATACACTGACATGTTGGGGCCATCATTATTTCTTGTATACTCTATATTATATACCACAAATCTATCTGTATCAGAAGATATAAGATTTAAACCAGAAGAATCTTTATAGTCAAGAGTTACAATATCTCCAAGTTGCAATGTTGGTATTGCAAACATGTCAATCCCGATTGACTTTTTAGGTTTCATCAATTTGTTTATAATCCAACCCATTAATGCATTTGCGTCATCATCTGTTTGAATATATAAGCTTTCTATTGAGAATTCATTTTTACCATAGATCATTCTGCTTTGTCTTATTTCATCATATTTTAATTTTTCAAGAAGAGGAGAATATATTAACGAGTCCCCTTTAAACTCTGGGTCTGACAAATTTCCACGTTTTTTAAAATAATCATCAACCGTTAGCTCATGAGTAGTATCTTGAGTAAATGTTATGCCTTGAATTCTTAAATAGTTACCAGTGGTTTCATCTAAACTTAGAGCCTTGTCTGTGGAGTTAAATATTAAAAATTCTGCTCCGTAAGAATCTGCTTGAAAACCAGAAACTGAATACCCTTTGATTCTATTAAATGTAGGAGAAATTTGAGAATAAAGTGCTGGGTATGCTCTATCATATCTTATATCAAAGTATGCACACTCTCTCATAATTGATCCAAACTCTTCAAAATACATATTGTATTTTGGTGGTTGCTGAGAACTTAACCCAGAAAAATATGTGCTTTTTACCATTCCACTCATTCCATATTTTCTATAAGATTCACTGTCGCTAACTTCTACATCGGATAAAGATGATCCTAGCGTTTCTCCAGTTGCAAAAGATAAATTTGCTGGATTATGGGATAGTGCAAAAATATTTTCAAACATACATCTTGAGGATCCACGAGTGAATATAGCCATGTTGTTGTATATCGGCAGTGGATCTGTATCATCAACAATTTTAATTAATTGGTTATTGATATATAAATAAAACCTTCTAGTCTTTCCAACATCTTGATATTCTACCGATAAGTCATACACAGTTGTATTTTCTTCGCTAGCCATTCTATACTGACCTGTAAATCTTCCATCATCTACTAAGATTTTTGAAAGACCTCCCCATAACTTTATTGGAATTGCTTTATTACTAGATGATTCTTTTTTAATTTTATAAAAAACAATATTGTTTATTGATTTTTCTGCATTTCCCTTATTATCAATTTTTAAATACGAATTAATGTTGTCTTCTGTTAAAGCAATAATTTCAAAATAATATCCATTGTTAGTTTCTGGATTAAGCAAAAGAGCTAGTCCTCCAGAACCTCCACCAATATTTACGCTTTGGTCAGTTTGAGTTCCAGAAGTTTGATAATATGTTGTGCTTCCAATTGGTGTTTGTGTTCTTGTAATGTTATTTTCAATTTTTCCAACAATACGCATTCTAGTTCCAAAATGTTTGTATGCATTGTCAAGTTCTTTATAAACATAGGAAACAAAGTTTAATGGAGTTTCTGTTGTTTTAAAAGATGGACCATTCATCACTAAAGCCGAAGACTGAACCGTTCCAGATGTTGTGCTTTTTAAATTATTAACCGCTGTTTCAGTTAAATAATTTGTTGACATAAAATTTTTAATAATTCCATTTCTTGTAGTTTGTCTTGCAAGAGCATTATTTATTCCAGCTGCGCCAGAAGATGTTGGTGGGTATGTAACATTTTCGTCTAGGACGGTTGTAAACATATAGCTAGATTCCATATCACATCCCCTAACATATTCGTTGTTAGACCAATATGAATTGATTCCTGCTGTATGCAGAGAGATGGGTGTTCCAAATTGACTACGACCATGCTCAACTACATTACCATTTTGCAACCTTGTAACTCCATCTATAACCTCATAATATGGAGTAGAAAAAATTCTTATTAATCCTGTTGGATATATTTTGCCGTTAAATGGTAGTGAAGAAAAATACTTTTGGTATTCTTGGTTATCGCTAATCCAAACATTTCCAGTGCCAGTAATATTAAACTCTGCTGCATCATATCTAATAATTTCTCCATTAGAGTATAAGTATCCCTGATATCTTGTTAGCCAGTAAATGTTTTCTCCAAGGTCAATTATGTTATTAATAACATTATGATTTACTACGGTAGGAGCTACGTCAGTTAGGTTAGAGTTTAAAGGCATTGCTCCTAACACATAGCTACCCTGCTTTGAGGCAAGCTCATTTATTGTTTTTGTGTTTTCTGTTCCAGATACTTCCCACAATAGCGCTGGTTTATAAATCCATGTTTTTTCTTGGTCTACTAAATTTGATTGACGGATTGACCCGTAAGATCTTTGAATATATCTAGTTGTATAGTTAATTTTTCCATCATTATATATTTTTTTATCTTTAGATGCAATAGAAATAATGTTTGGAAGATTTCCAGATGTTGAATTTTCTATTACACCAGTGTCTGTCTGGTTATTGTTTCCGGAAATTACAAAGTCTGTAATTCTTTGTTCTTCTGTGGGCATAAGATAATCTTTGCTCATTACAACAAAATTATTATACTCATCAAAAAACATTGCTGTTTGAGTAGCTATTGCTAGCTGACTTAACACCTCTGCAACATTTTGATCTGGAGCAACAAAAAAGTATGGAATAATAGGATCTGATTCTCCACTAATGCGTTTAAAGGTATAATTACTGAAACCTATGTAATCTAGTAATGTAGTAATTGCGTAACTTAAAGAGCTTTGTGTTGTAAGTAATCTTGGTGCTGGCATAGATTCTAAGAAAAAGAAAAAATCTCTTAAATCAATTGATAGAGTTCCAGCAGTTACATCTGCTTGTGGAAATCCTTCTGAGTATAAAGTTTTTATTGGAATATAGTAGTCAAATCCATCTACATTTAAAACTGTTTCATAAAAATTAAATTTA